CTTCTTCAGTAAGCGAGGCAGGATTAACACTCGTGTATTCTACACCCGTAAAGCTGTTGTATTCACCTCTAGCTTGAGCCGCTGCAAAATTTCCCATAGCAGCAGCCATTGCTAAATCATCTACACCTCTACTACCCATAGCATTTGTGTAAGAGGCTCTAGCCTCTTCAGCTAACGCTGCTAAATTTGCGTTGGCAAATGCCGCTTCTGCATTAGCTGCGCCTTGACTAGATGTTGCTGCTGCTTCGTCAGTCAGGCCCACGCTACTAAAGCTGTATCCAAAACTTTCCATAGCATCAGAAAAAGCTGAAGCCCCCACTGATGCTACATCTGAAATAGCATCTGCAAGATCGGCCCCCTTCGCATTTTCTCCTAAGCCATATGCTTCAGCCATAGACCTGCCCCAAGACGCTAAAGACTCATTATAGGCCTCTTCCTCCTCAAGGGAATTTGTGAAAGCTTGAACAACAGAAGCTTGATTAACATCATTTAGACTTAAGCTTGCTAGGGCAACATCGGCCAAGGCATTAATATCAGCTTGAATGGACAAATCAGCAAAACCCGGTACAGATATAGAAAAGTCTGCAATCTGACCAAAAGTGCCATACGCTGTAGCTGATACCCCTGTAGCTGCAGCAATATCTGCAGCAGTGTTTGCATCAGTAAAGCCTATACCCGGAGTTGTTGAAAAAGCCTCGCCAAAGGCCGTAGCCCTATCAGATATACTTGCAGTATACCCTGAAAAAGACATGCCTTTTTGTGCAAGGCTAAAAGCATTACTTAGAGGGGTTAAACTCATCATAAGGCTTATAAAACCGGGGGTATTAAGTTGGCCTGTTTTAGAATTTATACTGTATGAAACTTGTCCAGAAGGTAAGGAATAGCTTAAATTGGTGGCGTTTAAACTGCCGTATGTTGAATATTCGGTAAAGGCTTCTACAGCCGCTGCAGGGTCTGTTATCGCGGACCATGCTCCTTGAGCAAATCCTAAAGCACTATCAAAAGCCTCTTCAGCTATGCTGCTAAAGTCTTTACCTGATGAAATAGCATCGGCTACATCAGATATAGCCCCTATAGCCCCTATAGCTCCATTTACTCCCGCTAGCCCCTGAGATATGCCAAAATCTCCTCTGCCAAAGCTAGCAGCAAGATCAGAATAAGTGCTGTACGCTCCGTAAGCCTCACCAATAGTTCCACCAGCAAGGCCAGCGGCTGAAGCGGCTAAGTCTACATCTGTATAATCTCTTCCTGAAGCTAGACCTATACCTACTCCAAGGGCGCTTGAAACTGCACCAGCCATTCCTGCTTTTTCTGCACCCGTATAGTCAGAGGTGGCAGTATCAAACCCGCTAGAGCTAACCCCGGAGGAGTCTCCACTAAAACCAACAGAGTCAAAAGACCCAAAGCTATCACTATCTAAACCGTCGCCACCCCCTTGACCAAAAAGAGTATCAAAACCGCTCACTGAGCTTGTTGCAGGAGAAGGAGAAAAAGAGGAAGAAGAAGGAGGAGGAGTAGCAGTATCCGGTTGCGTTAGAGAGGAAAGAATAGCAGGGTCAGTTTCTACAATTCTTTGAATTGCATTATTTCTAAAAGAGAAGACACTTTGAGGGTCTTTAAAGTTAGTATCAGCTATTAGATCAGCAAAAAAGTCTTCCGTTGAAAGCGCAGCAGTAGAAGAAGTAGTACCTGCAGAAAGGCTATCTTTTGTCTTCTTAACGCCTAACCCTTCAATCTGAAGCTCTGAAGCACCGCCTGCAACATCAATGGTAGCCTCTGGAAGAGACTCCATAGTAATAGGCTTCGCACCCGTTACCGTGGGTGTGCCAGAAGACAGTATTTCTTGTAGGTTAGTTGCCAATCTTTGTGTATTCTTTTTGTTGCGTGTTAACTTGCTGCTTCAGGGATAGGAGGTGATCCACCACCTGTGCCTTGCCCTGCAGCTTCCGTATCTCTAAGTCCAATGGTTCCACCACCAGCAGGGCCTGATACCTCGCCTTCAGGGCCAGAAGGTAATCCTCCAGACTGTCCCATTGCTCCTTGCTGTTGACCAGCGGCAGCAGGGTTTTGCATGTTTCCTTGTCCAGCATTTAGACCTCTTAATACCTCCGCAAAAATTTGTGCGTCATTAATGTCATTTACTAACAGATCAGGATCAATGTCCTGTGCAATAGCTAGCTCTCTTACAAGGTTTGGAATCTTGATAAAGGGAGCAAGCATTGGGTTAGCAACTGTTTGAAGCAGCGCAGTAAGTCTCTGACTACGTACTTCTTTCTGCATAACCGCTGAAGTGCCTTGAGGTTTGATCTCAAGATCGCCAACGATCTCTGGCCTCTCCTCATTGAACTGCATATTCCAGAAGAACATGCACTCTCCAAGAGGCTTAAGCAAAAAGTCATCAATGTTTTTAATAACAGTCTTAACACTAAGGTTAGCACCGCCCATCAACATACTAAGCCCTGCAGCAGTACGACCCGTGCCTGAAACACCTGTCTGCCCATGCATAATACTAGGCAGACCTGTTTCTTCATCGGCTAATTGACGCGCAGCCTGATACATCTGGATGTTTTCACCAGCAGTGTTAGGAAATTTAACAGCGTTGATAGCCGTACCTGTAACACCGGACTGACGCCTAAACACTTTACCCGGATAGATATCATAGTTCTGACCGGGAACCAAAGACGCTTCATCCACATCAAAGACTACATTACCTGCAAGTGCTAAGTTATCAATAGCCATACGAATATGACCATTCATAAGAAGCTGTGCATCTTCCATGTTTTCTGGAATACCCACACCAAACAACTGGTAAGGATTAATCTCGTAAGGAGTAGCAAAGTATGGAATGCGATAAGGTACAAAAGGATTCATAACAAGGCGAAGTACGCGATTGCCACAAACCCAAACATTTACAGGAACTTCTGTAAGGTCATCCATTTCCATAGGAAGACCCATCTCCTGCACTAGGGCGTAATCTAAGTTACCCCAATATTCTAAAACTTCAAAACGCTCTGTGTCACTAATAGACTCAAGATTTTCGCTACGGATGGTGTCTTCAAAATACTTTTCATCGTAGTTTGGACCCATATCCAAACAACCAGCAACAGCTTCAGGATCAAAGAAGGGCTTGTCCATAAGATCACGCATCTGTGACCTGTTAAGCCTATGACGCTGTATTACGTATGAGCAGTCTTCAATGCTAGTACCAGAAGGGTCTGGGTAAAAATTCCAACATGATACAGATTCAAGTCGAGGGACAAGCTTCTTAGAAGGGTTGTAGTTTTTGTCCGCATCCCACCTATGCAAAGTCTTAGTCTCATTTAACGGTCCCTTTATAATGCCTGTACCAAGCAGAGCGCACTCAAACAAAGAATGCCGCAAAATATTAGGGGCATTGTTCTCATGCAACTGGTCATGGATTTCTTTTTCCATGAGTCGAGCAGCTTCTCTAGCAGGACTAATCTGAGGTTCACCCATTCTGCTAGGCCCTTCCTGCAGATTAGCACCTTCGTACTTATCAGCAAGCCCACCTAGCGGAGACGCTTCCGTAGCTCCGGGTGGCAATTCTCTACCATCGCCGGGAAAGCCATAAGGGTTCTCCACAGGTGGAGGAGTTTCACCCTGACCAGATACATCCAAATGAGCGAACTCAGCAATGCCCTCTGGAACAGGGCTGGACTCTACTACTATGGGAAACTTCTTATTAGCAAATAGGACATCAATCATCTGCCCGTAAGAGGCAAGAACTTTAGTCTTGGTAATCTTAATAAAAACTTTACTGTTCTCAGAATCTCTAAACTGAGTAGTAGAGTCGTAGATACCACGAAAGTTCTTATATGCTCTTAGCCAACGCTGTTCGTGTTGATAACGACCAGTTTCAGCCTCTTGAAATTTAGAATTTACAGTACCAACTACACTAGTTGCTGCTTCATCTACAAGAGCTACCGCTGGAATGTCACCTAAAGGTGTATCGGGCATAGCCTATTCCTAAGTTCTAGTAGTCTTTTTCGTCAGCCATACGAAAAACTGCCGGATCAACGCCATTGTCTGCGTTAGCCTTACGCGGCATATCCACCTGCAGAGCTTCGCGGTCAGTGGGACCAGCAATCATTGAGTCGTGAGCTTCCCGATACAGGGCAGCTTCAGGCGCATCACTAAGCTCGCCCTGTTTCTTCATCATTCCCATGATGTATTCTTTACCGTATGCGTACATAGTTTTTTCCTTTTTTTTTGTTAATCCATGCTTAAAAAGCCGCGTGAGCCTTTTAAGAATTTGGTCGCTTCTTCCTTTTCCATAGCACTAAAAGTTTCTTCATCCGCGCTATAAAAATTCTGTAATTCTGCTTTTTTTCTATCTTCTTCTATCTCAGAGAAAGCTGATCTAGCCGTAGGAGTAGAGCCTGTTGCTGCGGCTACTGGGTCAGGGCTACTAAGGATATCTGCTGCTGCAACAAGGGGCATAGCTTTTAATGCTTTTTTACCGCCTCTTTTAAGCAAGTCTGCAAATCGCCTTTTAGGGGCTTCCTCTTGCTTTGCTTCTTTTGAAAACTCTCCAGAGCTTATCTGCTCTTCTATAGTCTTAGGCTTTTGTACATCTACAAAAGGGCTAGGCTCTGCGCTTAACTTTCCTACTACTAAAGGTTCGTTAGCACCGCCTACATCTAAAGACTTAAGACCCTCTTTATAAAATTTATCGCTTGGCTTTACATACTCAGGAACATCTGTATCTGATAGTCTAGACGGTCCAAGTTTTTCTGATATGCTAGTGTCTGCCTCTAGAACGCCATTAAAGTAAAGATAGTCTTTAACGTTCTGCATAGAGTCCATAGAGACTTTAGGGTCTATTTTTCTAGCCTCTTCCATAACGCCTTTAAACAGGTTGGTCTTTTCTTCTCTAGGCTTAGTGATATAGGCACTCATAGCCTGTTTAAAAGTGTTTACATCTCGTCGGCTAATTACAGCGCCGGATGCTCTGCTGGAAGCTCCTTGTCTGTTAGGCTCTACAGTCTCTCCACCGGATAAAGTTTCCTGCATGGTTGCAGGTAGATTGGCTCGTCTCTGTTCTATCCTTTGAGGAGCTTTTTGCCTTCTTTCTTGAACTTCTAACTCTTTTGTTAGAGGCTGAGAAACAAAGGAAGGAAGTTTAACAGTTTCTAATGTGTCTAATGCTGTAGGGCTTAGTCTATAAGTATACGGCCTAACCCGCTCTTTGTCAAGTACTAAATTACCATCTCTGTCTCTACCTACGACTGTTGGTAAACCACCACTCTCTTTTATGCCAAGTATCTTTTTTCCTTGTCTAGACCTTTTATTTCTTGCAGACTTAGGAAGCTTTTCAAATTCAACGTCCAAAGCTTTAAAACCGGGATCAGCATCCTCTAGGAAACCTGCATCGTACAGAGCCTGTTCATAAACCTTTGCTTCGTTTAAACCCTTCTCTATGCCCTCTATCCCATCAGGAAAATATCTACGAACTAACGAGTCTACATCTCTCCTAGCAACATCATCAGTAGCACTAATTTGAGAGGCTTTAATACGCTGTTGAAGCTCAACAAAAGCACCTTGGGCGGTCTTACCCGTATCCTTCATCAGGCGCATTATAAGACCGGCACCTTCTGATGTAATTGTTACTGGCTTTGTTACGCCTAACTGCTTTAACCTTGCTTCTGGTAAGCCTGTAGTATTACTACGAAGCTGAGTACCCGGCTCTACACCCGCTTTAGCCTCACCAAAAGTGTTTCTTCCTGCACTATCAACCATAATTAATAACCAAAGGTAGAATCAAAAGGCTTAGGCTTTGCAGTTTTCATCTTGTTCATCATACTGTTAATTGTTAGATGACCCCGTGCGCGAGTCATGCACATGTACCGCAGAGCATCATAGGCATGATCATCCGCTTTTGTATCTACATCTTCAGGATTAGTCTTAGATAGAGGAAGACCTGATAGAGTCCTGATAAGATGCGTACAGGTAGATAGTATTTTTATTCTAGGCTGGTTTGAAACAGGGTCTATCTGTAACCTGCGGTGCATTTCCATCTTACCAGCTAATCTGTTCCTGTCAGAAGGTGTGAACCTTGCCCCACATCGTATAAGAGTTTCTGCAATTGATGGGCCGGTTCCTGTCCTATTCCAACAGGAAGCATCCAGCACTGAGTAGTACATGCCGGGATCGTTTCCCTCTAACGAGGTAATAGTATGGGCTAGCGTCTCAGCAGTTTGACCACTGCCATAAAATTCACGGTATATCCAAAGGGTATCATCCCAATCAACAGCACCCCACAATACACAAGAGGGGGCTGCATAACCGTAGTCTGCTGCCCTAACACGTAGCCAGTTAGTAGGTAGTTGCACCTGAGATGCATCTACAACATGGACATTACGTGAAAACTCTGGGAACGCCGCTCCCTCTGCGACATCCCAATCCCCTTCTAAAAGCCGTCTTCTTTCAACTTCTGGGAGCGACCTCAACATGGCTTCATATTCACCAGTTTCTGCGAGGTAGGGGTTATCAGTCAGCCGCGCTGGAATAAACTTGCGAAGAAAGAGCGGTTGACCTGCCTTGCCATTCGTTGCTGTATCAGGCCACAAAAGAGCGTTGCCTGTATCCACATCAGTTGCTGCAAAGGGTGCATTAGCCGGTGCGGGGTCGATATACATCTTCTTGACCCACCAACCACCTACCCCTCCGGGGTTTCCTGTGCAGCGCATATACGCATTGATCTCAGGGTCAGTTGTACGAAGTCTGGAACGCAAGTACTCCCACACGTAAGGTGTTGGGTAGTGCGTGATCTCATCAATGCCAATCCAAGTAAAAGCCTGTCCTTGGTAGCGCGTTACGTCTTTGTCCTTGTCGAGGTAGGAGAACCATGCCGTAGCTCCAGAAGGGAACTGCCACATAGCTTTGGATTCTCTAAAAGTCGCGCCCGGAAAGGCCTTTGGATATAGCTGCTTACTCTTGTCAACAAGCTCGGTAAGCTCGTCAAGTGTGCGCCTAATAATAAGAGCGCGATGATTGGGCCTATCACAGTAACGGAGCAAATCAGCAAGAAGAGCATAAGACTTGCCCCCGCCAGCAGCACCGCCATAAAAGACATCCCTTTCAGGGCTTGCCAAAAAGTCAGTTTGTGGCCCTGAATTGGGCTTGAAGATAATGTCCGCTTCATCCTCAACTAGCTCCCTTACTTTTTTTGGTACGCTATTAAGTACGTTATCTTCAATTACTTTAGACCCTTTATCACTAAACAGGGCCTTTTCTACCTTCTTTATATTATTCTTTTTATTCTTAGCGTTTACCGCTTTCCTCTGGGCGTTCTTCTTTGCCTTCTCAGCCTTGCGTATAGCAGCCTGAGAGGCTCTCCTAGCCTTCTCACGGGCGGATAGGTTGTAGCTACCCTTCTCACCCTCTGCTAGCCTTGGACGGCCTCTAGAGCGTTTTACAGGCTCTTCTTTGACATTGGCCTTATCTGTCATTATTTTAGTCGAGGTTTCCTTGAAGCATTGGTGTATTTTTTAACGTGACCACCCTTTGCAAACTTTGCACTACCCCGTACTCCTGCGTAGGCATTACCTGACCTGTCAACTCTACCTGAAGCGGACATATCAAAAGGCCCTGCCTTACCCAAGTTGCGCTGGGCTGAGATACTTCTAGAATCCACATCAACTCTCGTATCAGGGTCTTCATAAAAAGCACTGGCAGTTTCTGGATTTTTAAAGTTAGGCATTTTAAAACCTGCCCTACCTCGTCCAACAGGGGCTGATACACTTCCTCCGGGGGTGCTAAAGCTACCCATAGCCCTAGCCTTTACTCCTGAAGGAAGAAGGTCAACATACTTTACAAGAGCATTAGCCATCTCGGAAGTAACTTCACTATCCTTACCATTAGCATATAGGTCGTAGGCTTTAGCTGCTACTGCTGCAGTAGCTGCAGCATCCTTAACCTTAATTTCTTTACGGCCCCGGCTTGAAGACATAGCAAAGTCTTCAGGACGAAGACTAAACAAAGTCTCATCTAAAAGCTGCTTACCTTGAGGAGATTTAGCAATGGCCGCTGCTGACTGCAGGGCGAACTCGGCTAATTCTTTTTTTGTAAGTCTATTATCCGCCATAAATTTCAATCCGTTTGTAATAAGTGCCTATACCGCGTCTGTAGCAGAGGACACTACCCGGCATTTTAATTCTAGAAAGATAGACCCCTACACGTATCTTAATCATTGTTGATGATGATAGGCTCTTCCTGACCCGCTTTGGAAGGAAGAAGGACTACACCATGAATCGCAGTTACATTATGCTCAACAACATCATGTTTACCTACGCCTACTCTGTTTAGAATGGACTCCGCAGCCTTTATCTTAAGTTCAGCGCGAGGAGTAGTCCCGTCATCATCCAGAGCATTTACAAGACCTGCCGCTGCTTTTACAGAGTTAGCGGCTAGCATGTTCTTAGCCCGTTCAATAATCTCATCTGCAAGAGAGTTCATAACTGCCTTGCCAGTAGTCTCACAGTAACCAGCCACACGCAAAGCAGCAGCATTATTGCCACCGTTGTCCATAAGAGCATCCAAGTATGCAGACTGCATCTCGGTTAGCTCTCGTTTCTTCTTCTTAGGCTGGGCTAGTAAATTATTTACCATTAGTAGTTAACTTTACGAACTCCACCACCGCGAGAATACATCTTTGCCACTTTGCTACCTGTAGCCATAGAGGGAGCTACCATGTTATCAGACCTGTTCATGTCCATGAGACTTTTCTGAGGATTCTGCTGCATGGAGTTCTGGGATGTCATGCCCCCATAGGCCATCTTTTTCTTGTCTTTACCGTACATCTTTTTTCCTTTTGCTATCGTTGCAACATTTGTGGGCTTGCCGCCTACTCCTTGAGGCTTTGCTCTCTTACGGGAGACTGCACTCTTCTTCTGTTCCGAGGTCATGGATTTAGCTTTAGCCCTTGGCACACACTTAGGGTAGCCCCTCTTGGAGTCTGAAGTAGAAGAGCGGCCACAGGCTTGGAGTTTTCCATCCTTCTTCGGCGCTCCAATGTCTACCCAATCTCCTTTAGGGCCTTTGCCAAACCATTCCTTGAGGCTCATTTGTAACCGCCACCACGCTTCTTGTATTCGCGGACTAACCAAGCGTTAGCATATGCAGAAGGGTAAACGTCAAACTTCTTCTTAGCTGCAGACTTTACTCTTGAGTACAGGGCAGGGTTAGAGGGAGTAGGAGACTTGCTACTCTTCTTCTTTGCCTTTGCTTTTTTTGCTGCCATTGCGTCAGGCCTTCTTTTTGCCGCTTTTCTCTTCAAGAATCTTTACAAGCTTGGGAGGCAGACTTTTCCTCTGCGCTGCAGTCACAGGACCGCCCTTTGCCATCATCCTCATGCCCCGCGCCATCATGTCCGTATCACGGGCATTCATGCCACTCATTCCGCTCATTCCGCCACGGGCCATGCCCTTAGTGGTTTTACCACCTTTAGCCATGTATTTAGTTTTTTTCTTAACAGCCATTGGTTCTAATCCTTTGCGTATAAATTATCAACTCTACTACTCTACTAAGGGGGGGGTTAGGCTAGCACTTCCATCTTTTTCTAGCCTGACGCAGCCGGGAGTTAGGGTCTTTAGCCGCTTCTGGAAACTTCTTCATTTGTCCCGCAGAACGCGCACAATAAGACTTACGCCTCTTCGCTGCTTTACTTCCCTTTTTAACATCGCCAGTAACCGCACCCTTTAGCTTAGAGCCGGGGTTAGCCGCACGATAGGCCTTAATGCCCTTCTCAGTCATTCCAGCGCCCTGTTTAGTAGGTCGCTTCATTCCTTTGCCTTTGGGCATTACATCCGGTTTACGAACTCCACCGCCCTTTGCATAGTCCTTACGGCTAATCGCGGCTACCTTTTCAGATTGCCGCTTGTGCATCTGGGAAGCTTTGTTTAGCTCCTTGGAGATTTGCTGGAGTTGTTCTTTGGCTGGCACTATTCCATCTCCACCGTTGGTTCCGCCCAGCCACTCGTTGCAAAACCAGTGGTTCTTTTATACTGTTTCTTACAGCAGCAGTCTCCACAGTCACATTGGGGACAAGGGGCTGACTCATGCTCAGAAGTAGATGTAGCTTCTGCACAGTGACATCCTTTGGAATCACAGTTGCAAGAGGCACAGAAGTTATCAGTGGTATGATTAAGCATGGTAAACGCCGCGTAAGGCCCTTGAGTATAAGGCATGTTAAATTTCTTTTTAATTTTATGAAAAATGCAGCTAGTACAGTCGTGTCTCAACACTCTCTAGGAGGAATATATTTTATATTGTTGATAGAGTGTAGACAGGCTAGTAGCTGCTAATTAACTATTATAGTGCGTGTGAGGAAGTTGTCAAGATAAAAGTTAAAGTTAGTTCATTTTATACTTGACAAATCTGAAATGAGGTGTATAATAGTAATTACATTACTCCGGGGGGTTTAATATATATACCCTATTAATATTAGCCCATATTGTAATATAATTACTCAAATAACCCCCATAAGCGTAATATAATTACTATATATACCCTAAGGCATTGATAAATAATAAAAAAATTATAAAAAGGGTAAAAAATACAAAAAATACATGGGGATTGCATACAGATATATACCCACCCCCAGTGGCCCATGCGCGCCCCCTTTAAGCTAAGTATTTGTTTTTATTGATGTTAATCAATATCCATAATATACATTCACACTCCCCGGCCTCCGGGGTTTTTTTATGTCCACACGCCACAAAAAGGGCGGCTAATATGCTTAGGCTCACACCCGCGCTGTTTCAATACTACCGACAAGTTTATGCATCCTACTTTTTGAACTGTTTTGATGGGGCAAGGGCGTGCAATACAAACCCTCGCAGGAAAGCCCCAGTGCAATAAGTTCGTGGAATATCTGCAGGATAGGGGATATTCACCGGGCATAAAAAAGGGGAGCATAAAGCCCCCCTAATTCCTGCTAAATATTAATCGCTGTTAACTGTGAGTGTACCCGTCAGCCTCAATTCCCAAGTACATACCACACCAGTAAACGATGGCGCATTGTTCAAGGGGCAAGCTGGATACGGTGCGCCGGAATGCTAAGAAGCTCATTCCCTGATCGTTCTGCAACCATTTGCGATGAAGCGCGGTTAGCTGGTCCTTGTTCATACGCATGTTAAATGTCCGAAATGAACGGCCATGAAAGCGCCGCAAGCGTATCCGCCGAAGAATAAACAGAACACAATCACAACATCAATAAAGCGCATCAGACCTGCTCCCCGTAGAAATCCGGTGTTTCATACGGCTGGATGTCATGCTCCGTTGGTTCTGTGATGTCTTTCCAATCATCAATTCCGCAAGCGTCCATGAACTTATTTGCATCGTAACGGGGGTTATCCATTCTAAACACATTGTGGAAGTCTAGCGCCGTATCCTTAAGCGCAACCCGCGCAGCACTGGCGGCGTATATCTCGTTTACGTCGTCGTCGTCATTACCAGTGTTATGCTCCGCAGAGTCATATTCGTACCGCATTAAATTGGTTTTCAGTACGTGGGCTACTGTTTTGTAGTGCTTTTGTGTAAAGCTTGCCATTAGTCCGATCTCCTAATTAGTGTTAAAAAAACCGCCCCCCGTTAAGGGGACGGCCTGAGTTTACCGGCAGGGATTACCGGGCGTCAATTAATTATTCTGCCTCTTTCACTTGAGGATTGAAAAGCCCCTGTTTCGCAAGCTTCTCAATCACGCGGGAAAAAGATCCCTTAGCACCTATGCCATAGAGGCGGGCATGCTCAATATCGATGTTCTGCATTTCAAACTGTAAGCCCTCAATAGCGTCGAGTGCTTCCTGAGACACAAAAACCTGTTTCCCGCCACTGGTCGGGGTCGCTGTTTTCTTGGTAGCCATGATCTAATTTTCCTTACAAAATGAAGTGATAAACGATTAAACAAACTACTACTATCAAACAAAGCCGATACGCGGCCTCTATAATCTCAATTGCACATCTCCTCTACTAGTTAATTGAAGCCCAAGCTGGCGCGGATAGCACTGCCCAGATACCCTTTGCGCGGTCCATCTGCTCGTTGAGCGTATAGCCCCCGCGATCAGTGTTAACCATGTTCGCAGACTTTCGACCTAGTACATGGGTTTTCTCTTCCCCGTTTAAATCAAACGTTCTGCTGTCATGGGTATGCGTGGCGTAGTGGGTCAGCACATTATACAATGCCCATTTGTTTTTGCCCAAGCCCCCGCCTTGTGAGTAGTCGCGAGAATATTCCTCCCACAAGTCATACAAGGCGTGGAATTTCTTGATATTCAGGTCTTCTGCCTTCTCTATCCCGTGCTGTTCTTCACGGGCTATGCGTTTCTGTCCTGTAACATCCTTGGGGCAAATATGCTTGATAAATGCACCGGCAGTGGAATCATCAACGGGCGTTGCCTTCCATGCCTTGAACCGGTCGATATTATCGCGGAATGTACCGAACACGGTGTTCGCTGTACGTAACAAGCTGGCGGCGTCAAAGTGCTTGGAATGTTTCACCTTATTGTACACCGCCTTATCGCCACCGAACACCATTGAGTTTTCGCAGTAGGAACGGTAAGCCCCGGCGAATTGCTGGAAAGCCCATTTAGAATTGACCGAGTTGATTTGATCAGAACGGCAATAGACCATATCGCCATTGCCGGACATATCCACGGCCTCATCCAAATACTGTATAGAGCGTTTAGCCTTCATGCCGAAATCGGAATATTCGTCACGGACTAGCACGTTATCTGTGGGAAGTTCACTTGCCCGCAAAATGTCAGCATGTTTGCCAAACAAGTTTACGTGATTTTCCAGTGTGTAGCTAGATGATACCGCGCTGGTATCGGCAAGCTTTCCATCGTGGAAATAGCGCAAGGC